CTGATGTGGATATGTACTATCAGTGTGTTTGATTTTCTAGGAGTAATCTATCATGATGTAAGTTCATAAGAGGTTGGGCCGCTTTATAGGTTCAAGTTAGCAGAGCTAACGGCGTAACACATCACACCAATGGTGTGTTAACTCTTTATTGCGATTGAGTGAGGGCTATGAATATTGATTATTCTATATGAATTCGATTTCCCTCCATGAGCGCACACAAGTTTATATACCACGGGAATTAGCACCTATACAGTGCGAAACCCGTTTACTTTTCTATGCTTTTTAAGTGGTGCATGCACTGGCTTTATTATTGGTAAGAATTGTGGTTTATAATACTGGATTAGTTACCCAGGAAAATGTGTGGTGTATATTTAGTAAAACATTAGTAATGTTGAGGTTCTTCGGGACGTTTTTGGTAGGATAAGGACATATCAGAGATAGGGTAGGATATGACTCTTCTTTCAGCGAGAGTAATTGCTGACACCTGCGGGTGCGCGAAGGATTGTGCTAAGGGAAACTGATGCAACTTTGTAATTCTAAAGTGATTTTAGGGTAAGTTGATAGGTGATGCTTAACGCATAGCTAGGGGCGATGAACACGGGGGACCGTTATCCAGTGTGTTGTCAAAACACACAATCTGATCATAGTGAGATCTAAAACCACGGGCCTATATGATAAATTGATATTAGTATCTTAATCATTTTAGAAATAATAACCATGTCAATACAAAAATCCCACGAGAGTAATAGTAAAGACGCGGAAATTGTGCCTAATGTTAACATATCTATGTGTCAAGTTAACAAAACTGAAAAAGTTGAAGGATTTGTGAAAGCGTTCCCTAAAAAGGACGAAAACTTTAGCAAAACCCGAAGAAACACAGGCAAGCCACGTAACCTAAAGGGTTACAACAAGCGAGTTCCTAGTCAAGTGGAATCAAAAGAAACTTTGAACGTCAACAAGGACGCAAAACTAGACAACAAGAAAGTTAGTAAAATCCAGGATCAGAAACCTGTTAAAATATCTAAGAGTGTAAGACCACACTATAAAATGGTGGAAACGCTGGTGGATCTCACCGGCGAAGAACGACCCAATGAACCTAGGCAAGAGAAACCAGAGATTGATGAAGTCAAAGTTAAAGTTGATCTTAAAGACGAAGTTAAATCCTTCAACTTTAAGAACAACGAAAGGCTTTGTTTCGAGACTCTCAGATCAAGTGTCATGGACAAATTTGTACAAGTAGACGACAAGTACAAAGCGCTAGAAATTGGGGGTTACGAGCAAGAAGATATAGAGTACTTGCATAGATGTAATACGACTTACATCTCACCAAACACCAGTGGAAAAGATAATTATTATTCTTTATTTAAAAACGAAAACACTATCGACGGGAAAGTTAGTCAATTTCCTAGCTTTCAAGACTCATATTTGAGCCAGAACGATGAAAAGTTTAAATTCGTATATTGTAAAGATGTTTTACCTTTCTTAACTAAAACAGAAATTCTATGGTGTATAGCTAAATCGGAAAACCACACGTTTTACGTGTTTCAAAGTACGGTTAACAAATCAAGTGGAAACCTTTATGATAACTCTGTGAGATATCATACAGATAGTACTGGAGAAGTTAATTGGAATAACCTTTACGATAGCACTGCCTCTTATACTTTTAAACCAATACATTGGTTGTATAAAGCGAATTACGACAGTCAATCTAAACTTGGTTGGAGTAAAGTTGGTGAAGAAGGAGACTTAGAATGTTATGTTTTTTCTAAGTTATCTGAGTCGTTTGTAGGGAAAGATAATTCGAAAGAATTTGACACAAAGGGGTATGTTCATGCTAAAACAGTTATGGGCTTAACATATCTCACACTTAGCGAATCTGATGGGACCAGAAACGTAGTAATACCTTACAATTTGGAACAAGGAGTGGCAAGCTACCTTGTAACCAAACCCAGAACCACAGAAAACTGGAGGAACACCGTACATAAAGTTAGGGAGTACATGGTGGACAATAAATGTTTGAATGATTTGGATTTGATTCATATTTCAAAATATCTTTTTACTAAGAATGTCACTGTAGAAACCGAAACTATGTCGGACATAGTTCATGATGGAAGTTTTTGGAATAATGGCTTAAGTAAATTAGCAAAACACGCTGAGACGATTAAATTCATGCCTTCTAAGGTAATACCAGGAGGAAAGTTGGCTTTAACGATATTTTTATGTTTTGTAATTTATATGTACTTCATATTTAGGAATTCATTAACTGCGTCCAATGCGGGAACAGTATTACATACTGCGCTGCTTTTTGGATTTGTTTTTGAACACTTATTTGGGTTGTACACCATACACATTGGTGCTATGGTAGTCATAATGCTTGTGCTTCTATATCTAAAATACTACGGCTATAGGTTACCCTATAGCGGTTTAAGAGAATATTTATACACGTATATAACAAGATCACCTGTTGGCATAGTAATTAATGTTAAGAAAGATGAAGTTGTTATATTTCCGGAGTTGATCACTAATTTAACAATGAAGGTCAATAGGGATGGGACTGACGTGAAATTTAAACATGATCTTATAGGAGAAGAAAAGTTAGATAATGAAGGGGTTAGAGTAGCAGGTATCGGAATATCCGACCTGCCTATGTCAAGTTTCGCAAATAGCGCATTAAATTCAAGGATTAGTTATATGGACAGAGTAATCGGCCCACAAACTAACGCAGTATGTAAGGAAGCTATGTTAGCTTTCATGACACGTGCAAGACGTTTAATGAATTCTATGATTTTTGACAATGTGAAAAAGCCTTTCAAAATCAAACCTATTAGTTTTGATTTATGGTTGAAGGCTTTTCCTATATCTCGCCAAAAACAACTGATCAACGGAAGACAAAAATGGACTGATGAGGGTAGAAAGGTAAAGAAAAGTGATTTTATTTATACTACGCACGTCAAGAAGGAACCACAATGCATGTACAGTGATGAAAAGAATGAGGAGAAAGCTCCAAGGACCATTTCAGCACTTGCCTACAAATATACATCAGCATTGGGACCTTACACTAAAGCTATATCAAAGTTTTTCGCGGACAGTTGGGGTCACAACAGCCCTGTTCTTTATGCTTCAGGAAAATCTGGCCTAGAAATAGGTAGGTGGATGTCGAAAGTAGAAAAAGAACTAGGATCATGTTATTATATTGAGAATGACATGTCACGCTGGGATAAAACATTTAGTGCCGAATTCATTCAATTAGAGAAAGAAATTTACCAGCATTTAGGTATGCCGGAGAAAATTTCTAGAATAATAGAAGCTCAAAAGAAGACAGTAGCTTACACACGATGGGGAGACAAGTATACGCTCGAGGGTAGTAGAAAGTCCGGGGACTCGAACACTAGTATAGGTAATAGTTTAATAAATGCTATTCTACATGCTGATGCATTAGAAAGGCAAGGATTTATTTTAGGAAAACATTACTGTATGGCTGTGTTGGGTGATGACAATCTTATTGTGATGAAGAAACAATGTGTATTGCAACTTACAGAAGTTGAGACCTCTTTGAAAGAGTTAGGGCTAGACCCAAAATTGAAGCAACATTCCGAGTTGGCCAAGGCGGAGTTTTGCAGTGGAGTATTTTTTCCGATAGTAACAGATAATATATACTCATACTGCTTAGCACCTAAGCTTGGGAGATGGATCACTAGAATAGGAAGTACTTTAAATAAGCAAGTTATTGATTCTAAGAGTAAGGAAAAACACATGAGTGATGTGTTGACGGGACAATTATACTTAAACAATAACAGATTATTTAAACCATACTTCTCCACAATAGAAAGGCTAAGTACTAAGTTCGATGCGAATAACATTGAGCTTGTAGGAACCGCTGAGCAATGGTTGGACAAGAAAAACCTAAGTACGTTCGAAACGAGAGAGAATCATAAGTATTATGTCATGGATGCAAAAATTGAATTTGATGATATGAGACTAGGTTCCTTCGTTGAGGCCAGGTACGGGTTAGATCTTGAGTCCATTGTGACTTCTATCGAAAAGATGTTATCACCTGCTAAATCACTGGGAGATTTAGTGCCAAGAACTGAGATTTTTAAGGTGATAACTATGGTTGATCTAGGAAAATAAACCATGTCCCAATTGAAAATTTACAAAGGTAAAATAAATCTAGTTAATAGAACCAAGTAAATGATGAAGAAAAGAATTAAAAATTCACAAGTTACAAAGAGAAGAATTAAAACGATTAAACGAGTTGGAAGAAATACGAGAATGAAACAACCGTTGTCTAAGACAATGGTAGTTACGAAAGAAACTATACCAATACAATACAATTACAAAGTAAAGACTAAAAATCCGATACTTAATTCATCTAACAACAGTATAACAGTTTGTCATACTGAATTTGTTCTGGACGTTACAACAAGTAGTACCTACTCAGGTGGGTTCGTAATAAATAAATTTGTAATAAATCCAGGTCTAAAGAAGGTTTTCACATGGCTTTCATTAGTTGCGAACAACTATGAAAGTTACAACTTTATAAGTTGTAAAATGTTTTATAAGCCAGCAGTAAGTACACAAATTCAAGGACAAGTTTTTATCGGTTGTGATTTTGATCCATCAAAGCAGCCTCCAGAATCGAAGAAAGATTTTAAATCTAAGGAGTATGCGGATTCGAATCATCCTTATATGACGCTAACATTAGATCCTACGACATCTGATCTTAATAAAGAGAAGACACATTATGTTAGAGTACAAGGGTTAGACATATCAAAGTTCGACATAAAGTTGCTTGATTGCGCAAATTATTATTTTGGTTACAATGGAGTACCAGCATCAACGACTTTAGGAGAGATATACTTTGAGTATTGTGTTAAATTGATAACACCAACATTAAATTTAGGAGCAATAGGAATAAACAATGCAGAATCTTGCGCAGCAAGAAATGTTATAGGGAATAGCGTTGTTTTACCTTTTGGTTCTGGTTTGTTACAGCAAATTTTAGGGCAGTTTACTCAAGTAGGCGCAAAATATGTGGAGAATACAGTGGGGACTAATTTAGGCCATTTGTTTACATTTGGTAAATCTGTTGCAAAATATCTTACGGGATGGGTTGCATCAGCAGCAGGCTTAATAGCACCACCTTTATTACCATTATTTCAAATATTTCAATACATAGCCTCTAACACGGATACAATTAATAGCCAACAATCAGGTTTAACTATTATAGATGATGATGCCGATGAGCACATGTTGTTGGTTGCAACAGGGGATGTTAGAATGGTTGATGTTTCAGCTTCAAATGTTAAAGTAGTACTATCAGACAATAACACATTAAATGGACATAGGATCTTCAAGGTGATATTGAATATACCAGCAGGGAATGTTTTGAGAATTACAGGAGCGGTAGGTTCAACTACACCAGTTAGTGGAGCATTCTATATGACTGATGGGAATTTCTCAACTGACGAATATTTAACAGTAGCACCATACATTAATTAATTTATTTCATTAATTATTTTAATTTATCTAGTAAATGGACGATTGAAGAAAACCTGAAAAGGTTTTGGACCAACATACAAGTCCTTAAACTGTTTTGTA